TATACATTTAAAGTCATTCATCACTATAGAGAACCATTTTATATCTTATTTTATTCTATTAGTTTAAGTTATTTATTGTATATTACTTATAAGAAAAAATATAAACTTTATATTTTTTCACTTATTCTATTAATATGTTATGGTATTTTTATTATTCCATCTAAAAAAATATATTTAATATCTAATACTACTAAATAATGTTTATATTTAATATCTAATACTACTAAATAATGTTTATATTTAATATGTAATACTACAAAATAATACTACTAAATAATATATTGTGTTATTATTTAAAATAAATTCTATATAATTTAAATTAATTTAAATAATTAATTAATTAATTAATTAATTAATTAATTAATTAATTAATTAATTTAAATTTCGGGAAATTTAAGTAATTATTATAAGGAGATTTTAGGTAAGGTATAATTATACATATAATGACTTAACAGGTGTATGTAAAATTTTTTCCTAAGTTATAATATGAGCAAAAATCAATTATTTAAAAAAATCCCATCAGATGAATTATTTATTAAAATTCTAAATGCGTATGGATTTCAAAATTTACAGGACAAACGGTCTATTACAAGAGACTATTTAAAAGAAGAAGGAACAGTTACTAAGATTAACAATCTTAAATCAGAATTAGAAAAATATTATTTACCGTGTAAATCTCGAACATATTTAAATGGGTTAACTGAAAAAAATATAATTACAATTTTAAGACAAATTTTAAAAACAAGAGATTATACTATTATTTCACACGAAAAATATATTAGAGGAGAAAAATTTATAAATTATAAATTAGATAGTTATGAATCAAAAGTATATAATCCTATTATTAGTAAGAACAGTACTGGTTCACCTATCACTATTTCATTTAAATAAGTATTATATGCGTTTTATTTATTAGATATTTATCATTTAAATTTAATAATAAATTATGCCAATTTTTATATTTAAATTTAATATAAGTATTTATTGATCTACATTTATTATTTTTTCTAAGAATTATTCCATCTATTTTTAATTCCTTATTTAAATTTATATAGATGTATTGTAATGGAACTATATTATTACCAAATGAATTAATTAGTTTAGTTATATAAATATCAATTATATCGAATAATTCAGTTGCAGAAATATTCCAATCCATTATTTTTAAAAGAGTTTTTATTATTATTTATTAAACTTAAAATATAATAGTATTATAATGAACTACATTTTATTACTACTATTATTAATTGCATATCTATTAGATAAAAATTTATTACCTAATAAAAAAAAAATACAATCCAATTTTAAGAATTTTATAAATAAACCTATAATATGGATATATATAGATAGTACAGTATCATCTATACATTGGAGTAGTTTTTATGGTAGAAATAATATACAAGATTTATCGTCATTGTCTAAATTATGTATAACTAGTATTATTAATAAAAATAAAGACTTTTCGCAAATAAATATTATTACCGATACTAATATTAACGAATTTGTGCCTAATTTCACCTGGTGTGATGAAAGAATTGATAAGGATATTAAATTAAACTATTTAAAATATTATGTACTTTATAATTATGGAGGTCTTTGGGTTACCCCAGATACATTAGTATTTAATAATTTTAAAGATATTTTTAATAAATTACACAATTATGATTTAGTTTTAATTAAAAATTTAGATACTAATACTATAAACGACACTATTATAGCGTGTAATAAATATTCAGCAATGATAAAAAAAATATTAGTTTATGTTAATAGTCGAATATCACAACACACTTATTATTTTAATAATAATATAGAAATATTACTTACTGAAATGAGTGGGTTCGATAATATTTATAGTTATAGTAATAATATTAATGGAAAATATGACTATAACACTAAAATTATAACAACAGAGAATTTGTTATCTACAAATATTACATTATTTAGGAATCCAGATAAAGTACTATTTATAGAATTTAATGAAAAAAAAATTACATTAGAACTTAAAAACAATTGGATATTAAGAATGAATCAAAAACAACTTTTAGAAACAAATATGTGGATCTCAAAATTACTTAGATTTTCATTGGATAAAGAACAAAAATTTTATCACGAAGATTATTTCAAAACTATTTTACAAAAAAATAGTTATAATTTATTTCCTAGCAATCAGGAAATTATCGAGACATCTAAACATATAAATTCACCCTATAGTCCTTATATAGTTGTAACAAAAGAAACCAGTAGAAATACTTAATCTTTATAATTTATTTTTTTAGATTTTCTCCCACGTTTACTCACATATTCTAAAGAATCCACTTTATCTGATATATCATAGTATTTATTAATATATACCTTAGGTTCTTCATCCACTAATCCAGGATGTAGTGTTAGTTCATCATATTCTGTATGATCTGAAATTGTCTCATCCTCGGACAAATCGTTACAAAAAGTATTATTAAGTGAGGGATTCCCATTAATTACTGAATTAACATTTTGTGGATAAGTTACTGTGTTTTCTATATAATTAGATATAGAATCTATATTTAATTCATAGTCTGTTGGAATAGAAAATGTTGTTACTGGTTCATCCGTATTTAAGGATTGTTGATTAATTAGAGTAGTAGGTCCTGTAATAACAGGCTCTGTAGAATTTAACGTATCTAAATTAATACCTTGTTTTATTAATTTTTGTTTAATTATAATATCATAATATTTTAAATAATTGTCTAAAATAGATTTTATATCAGTATCCATTTTAGATATAGCAAATCTATTTGATATAGAAGACAGATTTGTCGATATTACTTTAACTGTTTCCAATTTATTATAACTTGAGGGTTCTGTAGATAAATTATCCAAAATTTCTATTAATTTTAAAGCGTGTATTACACTTAAATATTTTCCAATAGTATTAGAATATTCCATATTATAATTTTCCATATTATAATTTTCCATAGTATAATTTAATTATTTTAAATTTATAAAATAATCAAATTATTGTTAAATTTAAAAACAATTTATTGTGAATTTAAAAACAATTTATTCTGTTTTCTATGGTGTTCATACTGATTAGTATCATGTTCTTTAAGAAGCTGAAGTCTATTCCATTCTTTATGTTCTTGTGCTTTCTTATCTAATTCTATAGCATCTAATTGATCCTGACTTAATTGTAAATTTTCCCTATCTTTTTCCAATTCATTTATATCTTTATAATTTTTAATACCTATTTCAGATGAATTTATTAAATAATTATTTTCATACGCTTTTTTATAGTCTGTATAAATTGTATCGTTTACTTTATGCGAAAAATCGTCAACTGTCTCACCTAATTCTTGGTAAGATAATTTATTTGAGGTTACTGCTTCAGGAACTTTATATTTAATAATTCTATTTGATACATTTTTTTGTTTAATAGAGTTAAAATTAGAATTAAAATTTTCAGTAGTGTATTTTCCTAATGTATTTTCAATATCAATATCATCTCTGTTTTTTGAACTTTGGTCCATCATTTCTCCATATCCTCTATCATTAAAATTCTCTAACCGTGTGTTATTAAAAACATCATTAAATTTATCCAATTTAAAATCTTTTCCTGAATCCTGAAGATTAATATTTAAAGATTTATCCTCTGTTTCTATTTTTTCTCTATAATTATTCTTAAGTTCCAAATGAGTTCTATCACTCTTTCTATATTCTATTAATTTATCAATCTCCTTTAGTGCTGTAATTAATATATTAAAATTAGAACCTGAACCTCCTTTATCCGGATGATGAATAAAAGCCAATTTTTTGTATTTATGTCTTAATTCATCTAATGTTATTTTTGGAGTTTTTTTTAATATATAAAAAGGATCTAATTTTTCTATATCTACAGTGTGTGTATTTTTTTTATAATGTTCATTGGGTAGTGTTTGTCTTTTATAATTAGTTGATTGAGTATTATTAGTAGTTGCAGTATAATTTGTTTTAGACAATGGGGATGGTCTTGTTTTGTTCATTGATGTAGGAACTCTAGATTCATTTGTAGGGACTCTGGGTACGTGTTTACTACGAGGTATTTTAGTATTATATGCTTGTTGACTTGTAATTATCTCTTCTTGTTGGTTAGGGGGGTGGTTAGAATATTGAGTAGGTTGTTGGTTAGAGTGTTGGTTGGAATATTGATTAGAGTGTTGGTTAGGTTGTTTGTTAGAATGTTGATTATTTATATTTTTTAAAAGCTCTTGTCCTTGTTGATATTCTAAGAATTTATTATAGTCTTCTTTATCTACTGTTATATTTTTGTCCGAAGTATTCGATTCAGTATTGCCCATAATAATACTATAATAAATAATTATTAAAATTTAATCTAAAATATTTTAATAGATGAACAAAATAAAATGATTACATTGAATAGAGCCGAAACTATTTTTATATAAATATTAGATTCAATGACTCTTTTACCTAAATATTTATAAATATATATTAAATATAAAAATGTAAATAAAGTATAAAACCATTTAATAAATATATTTGTTGCTTCATAATATTTTATATATCTTTTTAATTTTTTTTTAGAACTTATTACTACACCAGAAAAATATCCTATAATACCTGGCATAATATTATCAACAGTATCAAAAATAGTATCTATAATATTTATATTAGTCATATTAATATATATATATAGAATTTAAAATCTACTAATTTTGTAATATTATACCAATAATTTTGTATAAATAAATATTATTGGTATAATATTCAATAAAATATTGAAAAATCTATAATTTTTCATACACAGCTTTGATATAAATTTTATTCTTCATACTGATTATGTTCTCAAAATTTGCTAATAAATATTTTAATTTTTACATCTTTATATGTTCTTTTATTTAATTAATTTAATTAAATATACTTAAAAATAATATGCTTAATATTATTAATGAAGATTGATACTGAAATTAAACTCGACTTTTCAGATGTTCTATTACGTCCTAAAAGATCAACATTAAACTCAAGAAATGAAGTTGTTCTAGAGAGAGAACTAAAATTTACACACAGTAAACAAACTTGGACAGGTATTCCTATTATAGTTTCTAATATGGATACTGTAGGAACGTTGGAAATGTTAAAAGTAACATCTAAATTTAATATGTTAACTTGCTTACATAAATACATAAAAGTCGAGGATATTATAGACACTTGTAAAGAACATCCAACCATTACTAATAATATGATATTAAGTACAGGAATTAGTAAAAATGATTGGAAACGATTGGAAGAAACAATGGATGTATTAAAACAGAATAATATAGTTATTAAATTTATTTGTGTAGATATTGCTAATGGTTATATGATAAGTCTCATTGATTTTTGTAAACAAGTACGAAATCATTATCCAAATGTCACATTAATAGCAGGTAATGTAGTTACAAGAGAAGTTGTAGAAGAATTAATTATAAATGGAGGTGTTGATATAGTAAAAGTTGGTATAGGTTCTGGCAGTGTTTGCACTACTAGATTACAAACTGGTGTGGGAATGCCACAATTATCTGCGGTATTAGAATGTTCCGATGCGGCTCATGGCGTTGGTGGTCATATAATATCAGACGGTGGCATAGTTGTTCCAGGTGATATGGCGAAGGGATTTGGCGGAGGAGCGGATTTTATTATGTCTGGTTCTATGTTTTCTGGACACGATGAATGTGCTGGAGATATTGTAGAAGAAGATGGAAAACAATATAAACTCTTTTATGGTATGTCGTCAGATACTGCTATGGATAAATACCACGGGGGTGTTGCTAAATATCGATCATCTGAAGGTAAAACGGTTAAAATTCCATATAAAGGACCGGTTAAAAATACTATTCAAAGTTTTCTGGGAGGCATTCGGTCTAGCTGTACATATGTTGGAGCCAAACGATTAAAAGACTTGCCTAAATGTACCACATTTTTAAGAGTTACTAATCAAGTTAACAATAAATATTCTTAGTAATAATTATTCTACGGTAACTACCTTTGCTAAATTTTTAGGTTTATCTGGATTTATACCTTTTATAACAGATAATTTATAGGCTAATAATTGTAATGGTATTATACATAATAAATTAGCATATGTGTCATTTTTAGGTAAAATAAGTTTATTTTCAAATGAACACTTACTATTATCTGTTATAAATAGTATAGTTGCCTCCCTCGATTTTAGTTCTTCATAAATATTCATAGATTTATAATAAAATTCATTGTTTGGAGCAAGTAGTATAACAGGAAACCCCTTATTTAATAAGGCAAAAGGGCCGTGTTTTAAAGAACTTGACGAATAGCCTTCTGCGTGAATATATGTAATTTCTTTAATTTTAAGAGCTGCTTCACGAGCAACAGCCTCGCCGTCTGATTTACCTAAAATAAACATACTATTTTTATTATTATAAAAATGTAAATAGTTATCTAATTCGTTATTTGAAATCTCAATTGTTTTTTTAATATCATTTGGTAGTTTTTGTAAATCTGATATTAAAGTTTTTCTAATTTCAATATTCGTATTGTGTAATTGAGAGAAAAAAACTGCGATTAACGACAACACAATTACCATTGATGTAAACGATTTTGTAGATGCCACCGCCACTTCACGCCCTGCATTTAAATAACACCCACAATTTACTTCTCGGACTATCATAGAATCAACTACATTTATAACACCTATTGAAAATAAATGATTTTTTTTACCAATATCTATACATCTATGTAAATCTTTCGTTTCCCCCGATTGTGATAAAAATATCAAAGCGGTCTTTCCTATACGAGGAATATCTTCTGTATTAAATTCTGCACCGTCAATTACTTGTACACTATTTAAATTTGTTATTTTTTTAAAATAGATTGAACTTAGTAATCCTGCAAAATAAGATGTTCCACAGCCTAATATAATAATATTATCAATCGTTTTTATAATATTACTATAATCTTCTAGTCCACCTAATTTTACTGTAGATGAGTCTTTAAGTCGCCCTCCGTAACCAAGACTTCTAAAAGATGATTCTGACTGTTCATATATTTCTTTTATAGTCCAGTGTGGAAAAGGGTGAGGTGTAAGTTGCATATTTTTTAAAATACTATTTTTAATACTATAATGACTACTAGTATTTATTTTAATACTATTATTAAAATATTCTAAATAACAAATATCATTATTACTTAATATTATATAATTTTCCATTGTATTTAAGAAACCACTCTGTTCTGAAACAATCATCCCATAATTTTCATTTTTACTTATAAGCAATGGACTTCCATTTCTAGTACAAAAAATACGATTAGGAAAATTTATACATTGTATTACAATTGCCCACGAACCTTTTAATTGTTTAATTGTTTCTTTTATAGAAGTTTCTACACAATTAGTAATACTAAACTCATACCCCAATAAATTTACAATTATTTCTGTATCTGTCTCGGATTTAAAATAATAACCCTTTTCTTTTAAAAATAATTTTAAATCTAAATAATTTTCTATAATACCATTATGTACTAAACTAAATTTACCACAATTACTTATATGAGGATGTGAATTACAATCATTTTTTTTACCGTGTGTAGCCCATCGTGTATGGGCTATATAATTTTTAGATCCATTATGTATTTGTATAGTATTTTCTAATAGTTTTAAAGCATCGGTATTTTCTACAGATGCTTTTTTACTTATTGTATATTCATTACACATTATAGATGAAATACCAGCAGAATCATATCCTCTATTTTGAAGCTGATATAAACTTTTTAATATAATTTCGGATGAATCTGAACCTAAAAGTGCTGTTATACCACACATTTAATATATTATATATATTATATATATAATGGGAACGATACGTACGATTAATACAAACGATTTTAATAAAAATTATATACAGTTAATAAATCAACTATCTAATAGTACTGCTATAACAAAAAATCAATTTATAAAATATATAGAGGCATTATCAGATAATCATCAAATATATGTTTTAGAGAAGAACAACATTATTATTGGTAGTATAACTATTATAATTGAACCAAAATTAATACATCAGTTAAAAAATGTATGTCATATAGAAGATTTGATTATTGATAAAAACTATAGAGGACAAGGACTATCTAAAGAATTATTAATGTATGCTAAAAATATAGCAAAAATCAATAATTGTTATAAAATAATTTTAAATTGTAATGAATCACTTGAAAAATTCTATAGTAAAAATAAATTTTTTAAGTCATCACTTCAAATGCGTTTTAATATATAATTTTTCTAAATTTATCAATTGCTCTTTTGTATTAACTCCTAATATTTCATAGTGATTATTGGAGGAAACACTATACTCTTCTATATTAACCATTTTTCTTCTTTTTATAATCTCTATTATATCTGTTAAATAATATTCATTTTGATTATTATTATTATTTATTAATGGCAAATAATTACATAATAAGTCGTTTCGACAACAATAAATACCTGTATTAATTTTGTTAATTTTTTTTTCCAAACAAGAACAATCCTTTTGCTCAACTATTTTTAAAATTTCTCCATTATTTTCCACTATTCTTCCAAATCCCGTTGGATTATTAATACAGGTAGTTAATAGTTTAATATTAGTTGTATTAAACATTTCAGTCATTGTTTTTATACTAATAAAAGGAGTATCGCCATATAAAATTAATATTTTAGAATCTTCAGGATAATTTAATAGATATTTTCTACAACAAAGAACAGCATGTCCTGTACCTAAAGCTATTTCTTGATCGATAAATACTATTTTATTATTTGATACATTATAATCTGATAAAGTAGATTCTATAATAGATTTGTACTGACCAACAACAATAAATATTTTTTCAATTGTATCACTAATTTTAAAAATTTCCCTTAATAAAATTACTATCATAGGAACATTATTTATTTTATTTAATACTTTTGGCATATTACTCTTCATCCTTTTACCCAACCCGCCTGCTAATAAAACTATTATTCTTTTTTCCATATATATATATATATACACGCGTAAATAATTTTTATTATTAAACTAATTATTATTATTATTATTAAACTAATTATTATTATTAAACTAATTATTTAATTAATTAGTTTAATAATATATATACACGCGTTAATAATATATATATATATATATATATGAAAAGAAATTTAAAACTTATTTTACCGATAACAGTCGCTATTTTTATAAACTCTATAAAAAATAATATTTTAAATAAAACTCCTGATTATACTTTTATTAGTAAAAAATTAAAACTGCAGGAGACAAAAGTGGGGTTCGCAGTTTGGAATGACGCGACGGTTTGTGCAACGGAAGATTGTACCTTGACTATTGACGTTTTTAGAAAAAAATTATTGGATTATAGTGATCTAGTATGTGAACATGTAGGTGATGATTGTTTACCTATTACCTTTCTCTCACCGCCACTCATAGAATACTTTGACTCTATTGATAAAGATGAATTATCTATTATTATTAATAAACATAAAGAATATACTATTTATGAAATTCCTGTAGATGGATTTGGAGTGTTAGATTCAGAAGATTTTGTTGAATTGACAGGTCTGGATAAAACTCTAAAAAAATACTCACTGCCAGATTATCAGGAAATTTCATATAATGAGGTTGAAAGAGTACAGAGTATTGCCATATTTAGAATATGGAATGGTATTGAAATTACAGAGGAATTAAAAGAAAAACTATCAGATTGGAAAAAAAAGGTGGAAGAGGATACTACTTTTGGACTAATTCTTTATAAACAAAATAAATGGGGCACTAATATGCCTAAACTTCCATTTAGTGTGTTAAATTTGCCAGGATTACCTATAACTAATAAGAATTTTATAAAGGTTAGTGATGCTGTTTATAATCATGAAGCATCACAAAATTATTTTAATAATATAAATGTTAAATATTATACTAATACGTATAGACCAAGATTCGAATTAATAGGACACTATCGACGGCCTTTAGCAGCTACCCTAAAAAATATATCTTTAACAGACCTCGAAGGAATGAAAGTAGGAGTACTAGTATCCGCATTAAATTTTAATCTTTATAAAGTAATATTTGAATATCTCTACAGTCTCGGTATGTATCCAATAAAGTTAACATCGCCAAAAGACTTATTAAACAAGTTTGTAGAAAATAATATACAAGCGGCTGCTTTACCGTTTTCTCAAGGATTTATAGATTCAGAAATACCTAAATATTGGAAGCAAGAGGGGTGGTATACGAATAACTTATATATAGGAATGTCCAATTCACCAATAGTAATAGAAAACAACTACTATAATACATTAAAAAGTTCCTTCAGGCCAGGGGACGTGCCCACGTTCATGGATTTTAATATAAATATTACAAAAAAAATTAATAACGATGCTATAGAACATATAAACAGAAAAGATGCTATTAATATAAAAATTTTAAAAGATGCTGGTATAAATCCTATAATTTTTACCGAAGCCGATAAAATACGTATTAAAACTAATCAAAAACATACTCAACAAGTATGGATTGAGGAAAATAAAGACTATTTTGATAGTCAAGGTATTCTCGACTTGGTTCTAGAAAAGGCGGAAGGTACCGCTTAATAAATATTCATTGTCACAACGCATCTTCCTTTAAATTATATTATTATAATGATGCTATATAAATAAATCTGTATAATTACACAGTAAAATTATTAACAATTATTTTACTAATTAACAAGTTATTTCGTTATAGTAACATTTTATATCTATTGTAGATAGATATAAAATTTTGAATCGTAGTCTAATATTTAGAAAACAATATATATTTATAATTATAATTATCTATTTATAATTATAATTATAATTATCTATTTATAATTATAATGAGATATAATAAAATATATAATCCAATTACAAATAGAAAAGTTAACATCACCAGTAAACTTGGTAAAAAAATATTACATAATTATATTGTTAGTTTATATGGTGGAGCGTGGCGTTCTAGAAAAAATTCAGACGACCCTCCATTATCTTCAATAAATCCATGTTTTAAATGTAACTCAACAAAATTAGATTCTGAAGGAAATACGTGTATAGATTGTTTAGGAACAGGTAGTAATGTTATGGAAATGAGTGTTCTTTATGATAGAATAACTTCGTTAAAACTAGAGAATCCAGAACCTGATATTTCATTTAGAACAGATATTAAGCGGTCTGGTCGTCATTTAACGAAAGAACAATTAAATAGGTTTGTTAAACACGATAAGGATTGTTTTCCAGGTAGTTTATATACACTCGGTTTAATTAATGAAAAACAATATGACGATATTGCTAGTAGATTTGTAGATGGTGTTCGTGATTCGGATGTTCTTGATATTTTAAATAAATTAGGTTCTAATGTTATTTTAGATAATTTATCCATAGATTCTACTAAAATAGAATCTTTAAGAAAACTTATAACAACTCATATAGCTAAAATTACTAATACTGTTATGCCTATTATTGTAAGAACAAATGGAGAATATGACCACGCCATTTTGGTTGGTAATGACAACGGAATCCCTATTATTATTGATACACAGCGAACCGAACATAAAGGAAAATATAAAATTATGAAAGGTAAAGAGCAAATTGATGAGTATTTAAAATTTGGATGGTCTGGAAAAACACAAATTGTTGGATACACTGTTTTTACAGAACTTAAACAACTGTCAGAAGAAATGAGTAAACTGTCATTAATGGATTAAATAAATATAAGAATAATTACTAATAATTATTCTTAAATTTAGAATATAAAGTAAGTAATAGGTTATTATTTCATTCTAAAATAATAATACATCATCGGGCAATTTTTTAATTTCCTCTTTATAATCCTCTAATAAATAATTCATTGTTTTTCTACTTTTAATAATATTACTTAATAAATAATATCCTAATGTATAAAATGGCATTATTAACCAAAATATATTTACCCACATAAATAATCTCTTTTCTAAAAATTCACCCGCTGGAAATGTTATATTATTATAATTAGGACTCTCATGGTCTTGCTCTTGTATAAAATAGGCAAACATATATAAAAAACTATTCATAAATTGTGTTCCCATCGCCGCTGATAATGCTATTAAATAATTACTATGATTTCCCCATAATTTAAATAAAATCGCTAATAAAGCAAAAAAAGCGCACTGTGTGCAATGACTTCCTTCGATAATTCTACTCCAATCATCTGTATGACTCATATATTCTCTATCAGCCCAAGCACCATACTCCGAGTAAAAAATTTTAGATAGTTTCCACGGAAGTACATAACTTATATCATAATCAGATTTTGTCCAAACGTGTTGATTGGTAGTAATTAAATCTTGTGCCATGTTAGATACCGTGTTGTAATTAGATAAAAATGCTATTTCCCAAAACCCTGTTAAAATGGTCATCATAACCCAGTAATAGGTGGCTTTATTTATAGATTGTAATTGAGTAAAACATTTACGGAATGAAAATGCCCCAATTAAAAAAAATAAAATTTCTAATAAACCAATTATATAACCCTTCATTTTATATATATATATATATATAATATAATAATTTTAAGTATTTTATCTTTATAACTATTATTTAAACGTTACTCTATATAATCCTACTAATGGAAACAGAAACTCTGCCAATTATTGATACTCACGACTGTCGATTATGTTTTGATGAAGATACTATAACAAATTTAATAAATCCGTGTCAATGTTCTGGAACATCTAAATATGTTCATAAAAACTGTTTAAATGAATGGAGAACATTAGCGGATAATAGAGAAGCATTTAATAAATGCTTTGAGTGTGGTTACTCCTATAAGTTTACAAATGAACTAATTGGTCAAATCTCACAGTGGCATAATTTATTAAAACATATATCTCGAAATTTAATTAGTTTTACAGTCCTAAATTTTATTATAATGTCATTAATCGCTATATTTTTATATATTGTTGATACCGGAAGAAAAATGCCAGATATACTTATCCATACAAGTAACAATTCGTCAATTAATTATCATACCAATAATCAATATATATCAGGTTATTTTTTGTGGGCATCTATTATATATTTAAGTTTATTACTAATTATTTTTATAATAAATTTTATTCATATTCGGAATAAAAAACTATATATAAAACACTATTGTAAACAACAAAATTCCTTATTTATTGTTATTATTATTTTATGTGGAGTAATTTTAACAATGGATATTATCATTGGATTATTTTTAATATCCCTTGGGATTCAGTATTTAATAAAAAATCATTTATATAGTATAGAACGTATAAGGGAACAAAATAATATGGAAATTTTAAATTATAGGGAAGAAGATGAGGAACAACTTTATGAAGCTTAGTAGTATTATTACATTCCTTATATAAATCTATATAATAATTATTATATTTGGATATTTTATACTGTTGGAACACTTCTCTTTTGTATATATAATACATACTAAATAATATTTATAGAGTTAGCAGATAATCTATATTTTAGTTTCAACATAATTTCAAGTGTATAATATTCTTAGTTCTTTAAATCAAATGTCTTAAATTCCTCGTTTATTTTTTTTATGTTGACTGTCCCATTGTTGTTTCCTCCTAAATAAAGACACAGTGTTCATAGAATTCTCTATTATTAAATTTTTATTTTCGATAATATCCACACCTCGTTTAAAATATTAGAAATGTTGTTATAATCAAAAATAATTTGGTATTGCGACGAATTTAATCAATCATTAATAAGTTCGTTATATATAATAAAGATAATCATAACTATATTCTTAAAATAAATATTTATAACACATAATAAATATATTAATTATTATTCTATAATAATTAATATATTTATATATATATAGAATAAAATGAAAAGTAAAAATATACTTTTATTTGGAATTGTGGGTATTACAGGAATTAATTATTTTAATAACAACAAGATTAAAATAAATAGTAAAAACGTAAATTTAATATGTAAAGACTACAATATAGAATGTTATAAATGGGCAACAAGAGGAGAGTGTTCTATAAATCCTGATTATATGTTGGATAACTGTAGAAAGAGCTGTGACAAATGTACCCCAACGTATAACAATGGCAAATATGGTGGAGATACTGAATATGGTAAAAGATCTGGTCAAGGAACCTTTACTTATAAAAATGGTGATCAATATAAGGGTAATTGGAAATATGACAAAACATCTGGTCAAGGAACCTTTACTTATAAAAATGGTGATCAATATGAGGGTAATTGGAAACTTGGCAAAAAAAAAGGTCAAGGAACCTTTACTTATAAAAATGGTGATAAATATACTGGAGAATGGAAGCGGGATTTACCCTATAGTGGAAATGGAACATTTATTGATAAAAATGGTTATATATTTACAGGAGTATGGAAAAAGGGATTACCTGATAGTGGAAATGGAACGTTTATAGATGAAAATGGTAATAAATATACTGGAGAATATAAAGATAGTAAGTATAATGGATCCGGAATACTTACACTTATTAATGGTAATAAATATGAAGGTACATTTGTAGATAATAAACTTAATGGTACAGGCAAGTTAACTAAGACAAGGAAAAATGGATTAGAATATATATATGAAGGTAAATTTAAAAACAATAAACTTGTTTCTGGTACTTATACCGCATCGAACGGTGATAAATATCAAGGTGCATTTACTGATTTAAAACTTAATGGTGAAGGTACGTTAACTAAAGCAGCAGGAACAGTCAATGAAGAAATATTTAATGGACAATTTACAAACAATATACTTATTTCTGGTACTTATATTGCCTTGAACGGTGATAAATATGAAGGTGCATTTACTGATTTAAAACTTAATGGTGAAGGTATGTTAACTAAAGCAGCAGGAACAGACCAAAAAAAAATATTTAATGGACAATTTACAAACAATGTACTTGTTTCTGGTACCTATATCGCATCGAACGGTGATAAGTATGAAGGTGAATTTACGGATTTAAAACTTAATGGTGAAGGTACGTTAACTAAAGCAGCAGGAACAGTCAACGAAGAAATATTTAATGGACAATTTACAAACAATGTACTTGTTTCTGGTACTTATATCGCATTGAACGGTGATAAGTATGAAGGTGCATTTATTGATTTAAAATTTAATGGTGAAGGTACTTATACATCTTTTAGTAACGATATATTTACAGGAGTATGGAAAAAGGGATTACCTGATAGTGGAAATGGAACGTTTATAGATGAAAATGGTACTAAATATACTGGAGAATATAAAGATAGTAAGTATAATGGAGCCGGAATACTTACATTTATTAATGGTAATAAATATGAAGGTACATTTGTAGATAATAAACTTAATGGTACAGGCAAGTTAACTAAAACAAGGAAAAATGGCTTAGAAGAAATATTTGATGGAGATTTTACAAACAATGAGCTTGTTAAAGGTACTTATACCGCATCGAACGGTGATAAATATCAAGGTGCATTTACAGATTTAAAACTTAATGGTACAGGCAAGTTAACTAAAACAAGGAAAAATGGCTTAGAAGAAATATTTGATGGAGATTTTACAAACAATGAGCTTGTTAAAGGTACTTATACCGCATCGAACGGTGATAAATATCAAGGTGCATTTACAGATTTAAAACTTAATGGTAAAGGTACGTTAACTAAAGCAGCAGGAACAGACCAAGAAGAAATATTTGATGGAGATTTTACAAACAATGAGCTTGTTAAAGGTACGTTAACTAAAGCAGCAGGAACAGACCAAGAAGAAATATTTGATGGAGATTTTACAAACAATGAGCTTGTTAAAGGTACTTATACCGAATCGAACGGTGATAAATATCAAGGTGCATTTATAGATTTAAAACTTAATGGTAAAGGTACGTTAACTAAAGCAGCAGGAACAGACCAAGAAGAAATATTAGATGGACAATTTACAAACAATGTACTTGTTTCTGGTACCTATACAGCCTCGAACGGTGATAAGTATGAAGGTGAATTTACGGATTTAAAACTTAATGGTGAAGGTAAGGTAATTTATAGTAATGGTAATAAGTATGAAGGCAAATTTAAAAATAATAAATTTGAAGGTGAAGGTACTAAAACTTGGAAAGATGGAAGTACATATTATGCAATATTTAAAGATGGAAGCCCCCATGACAACGACAAAATAACTTCTGGAGTAACGGGTGAAGTAGAGGATAGAAATTGGAATCTAGGTAAGTTACGAAAATATTTTAATGACGATGAAGCTGACTGGGATAAAATATTTAAAGAATATAGTATAAATATTTTTTATGGATTCTTTATTTAATATTTTTCCAATAGCACTAGTTTTTACAAAAACAAGTAATATCTTTACACCTCTTAATCTCTATTGCGTAAGGAAGAAAATTGATTTTTTAGTTTAACAAAACTGCATGATGTATAATAATATTAGTTTCTTAATTAAATAATATAAGTTATAAAATAAGCAATAAATGTTAGAAATAAATAAATATTATAATTTTAGTTCTATACAATTAAAATTATTTTTATAAAAAATTAAACGATATGAAATAGGCGTTTATGAAATAATTTTAAATATGTATAGACATAGATTTAAAAATAAAAAAGATGCTATTTATAACTATTTTAATAATCGTTACAAAACTATGGAATAATATCTTTGTGGGGGACATTAGAAATATAATATTGGACATTAGAAATATGAGATTGGACTATAAAATAAAGATGATCAAGACTATATTTTAGCACTAAATATGAAAAAATTAAAATCTAATATAGTAATGATATTATTACACTAATTTAAAGTTAATTAAAGAATACATAAATATAGTAGAATATTTATGGATACTTTATTTAGTATTTCTCCAATAGATGGCAGATATCATAAAAAAACTTTAGATTTGAATATTTTTTTTCTCAGAATTTTGCTTATATTAAATATCGACTTTTAGTTGAAATAAAATATTTTATTTTTTTGTCAGAAATTGGACTATTTAAATTAGATATAAATGATAATAAAGAATTGACTAATATATATACTGATTTCAATTTATTAGAAGCACATAAAATTAAACAGATAGAATCTAATTGTAATCATGATGTAAAATCAATCGAATATTATATTAAAGAAAAACTAAATACATATAATTTAAAACAATTAAAAGAATTTGTACATTTTGGACTAACTTCCCAAGATATTAATAGTCTTGCTAATACTCTTAGATTAAAAGATTGCATGGATAGTATTATTATTCCATATATTAAACAAATATTAGAAGTAATTTATATAAATGTATCTAAATGGATAAATATACCAATGTTAAGCAGAACTCACGGACAACCAGCAAGTCCAACATTAGTTGGGAAAGAATTAATGGTATTTCATGAAAGATTAAGAAAACAACTTAAACACTTATTAGATTATAAGTATTCTACTAAATTCGGCGGAAGTGTGGGAAATATGAATGCACATCATGTAGCTTATAGTAATATAGATTGGATAAAAGAGATGGATTATTTTATTAATTCGTTTGATTTAGAACGAAATCAATATACCACACAGGTAGATCACTATGATAATTATGCTACATTATTTGATATAATAAGAAGAATAAATACTATATTAATAGATTTAAATACTGATATTTGGGAATATATTTCTTTAAACTATTTTAAACAAACAGTAGTATCAGACGAGGTTGGATCTTCCACGATGCCACATAAAATTAATCCAATTGATTTTGAGAATTCTGAAGGAAATTTATTATTAGCAAATAATTTACTAAATTTTTTATCAAATAAATTACCTATATCTAGATTACAAAGAGATTTAACTGACTCTACAATAATTAGAAATATGGGTAGTTCGTTCGCTTTTAGTCTAATTGGTTATAAATCTATTTTAATAGGATTAAGTAAATTAGAATTAAATGAAGTTATAATTAATAAAGATTTACGCGAAAATTGGATTGTTGTAGTAGAAGGAATACAAACTATTTTAAGATCCAACAGGGTTGAAAATTCATATGAATTATTGAAAGAGTTGACTCGTAATCACGAAATTAATTCTGATAATTGTAAAGAAAAAATTAATAATTTTATAGATACGTTAACTATAAATGAAGAAATTAAGACTAAATTAAGAAATATAACACCTTTTAATTATTTAGGAATTACAAGTAAAAATAGCCCTTTGTTAAATAGTATTTAGTATAAATTCATAAAATGAACAAGTATTATTTTAGTACAGTCCCGACACGAATCTATATAACAATTATTACATATTATTAAATCTGATTCTTTTTGGTAATTTACGTATTTATTACATAGTTTATATTTTTCTTTGACACTTATAGTCATACATTTTCTATACTGAGAAGGTTTTTATAATTATCAGGAATAATTAAATTTCTATCTACACTATAGTAATATTTCTTACAAAAAAAACAAATAACATCTATAAAAATCTCATTTTTTATTGGATAAGGAAGATAATTTAGTTCTTTATTTTCACAGTATTTCATAATTAATAATATTATTAGTTTCTTAATTAAAATTGATTAAAATAATATGCAAAATAAGAATAAAATACTAAAAATAGATTTAATCAAGATTTAAGTTCGTGAGATTTACTGAATATTAAAAAAACTATGAAAGCAAACATAATGGATGATTGTTTTACATTTAAAAAAGACTATTTTCCTAAAAATTTATAATTTATATATTTTTAGGAAAACCCTATCTTAAAGAGTTTACCACTTAAATTATAAAATGATTAAGGACACTGTATCCTATAATAATAAAAGATATTTATTTTATTATTATATGAATAATAGATTATATATAGTCCAACATCATTAATAGTATTATTTTACAAATTCGTATTGAATAAAATAGTTAACCGTATTTTTAAAATGGACATAACTCCTCTAGCTCATCTATTGTAGTTAAAACTTTATCATAATTAGCCTGGGCTACTGCTATGTAATTATCCTCATAATCCCCGGAAACATCTATCGATTTTATTATATCTATTAATTCTTTTGCCTTTATAGTTACATTCTCTTCGGGACATTTACTTCCAACAATATCTATTAAAGTATTAAGATCTCCTAAATTTAATGGGGAAAATCCAGATAAATCTAATTGTTTTTCCTTTAGACTGCGGTTGGCAAATATATTACCTAATACTCCCTGTGCCGTTGGAACAGGTCCCAAATCTAGTACTTCTTCTAATGTCGGGTCAGTGGTTGGTACACCTAAACCTTCCAGAGGATCTGGTATAGGTCCTGCTGCCTCAATTAATAAATTACTCGCATCGGTAACTTGTGCCCCCTCCGCCACATCATTGAAGCTCCCTCCTTCACTAAAAGCGGATGTTTTTAACACTTGGCTTAAACTCGTAAGTTGTTCATCTCTAATTTTTGTATCACCAATACACGTAGTTAGAACTTCTACTAACTCA